ACTTCTCCACGCCTCTCCCTCCGATCGGATTTCACACGTAGATCAACTCGGGGGTTCCTGTGGCAACTCACCGAGAGGCCCTGGAGGCCATCAGGGACCGCCTGACGAACGAACTGGCTCTTGCGGAGGGTCGAGACGTCGCGGCCATCTCCAAGGAGCTACGGGCCACCTGGGTCGAGTTGGATGCCATGCCGAACCCCGAGGGCGTCCGCGCGCCGGCTGATGAGATCGCCCGGCGCCGCGAGGAACGCCGGTTGAAAGCAGCCGGCGAATGACCGTCATCGACCTGGCCAGCGCCGAGCAGCCGCGGATCCTGCACGTGCCGCGCTACTCGACCTCTGCCGGCGATGAGGCTGTGGACCTGGCGGCCTCGGCCGGCCTGATCCTCGACCCGTGGCAGGCGTACGTCCTGCGCAACTCGCTCGGCGAACGCCCGGACGGCCGGTGGTCGTCCTTCGAGGTGGGCCTGATCGTCGCCCGGCAGCAGGGGAAAGGCTCCGTTCTCGAGGCGCGCGAGCTGGCCGGCCTGGTGCTGTTCGGCGAGCGGCAGATCGTGCACACCGCCCACGAGCTGAAGACGTCGATGAAGCACTTCAAGCGGCTGGTCAACCTCTTCGACGGCTCGGCCGACCTGCGTAAGCGGCTCAAGAAGGTCATCAACTCCAACGGCAAAGAGGGCCTGGAGATGACCGACGGGGCCGTGCTGGAGTGCTTGGCGCGGACGAAGAACGCGGGCCGCGGCTTCACCGGCGACCTGGTCGTGCTCGACGAGGCGTACGCGCTGACCGCCGACCAGATGGACGCGACGATGCCGACGATGCTCGCAGTCGACAACGCGCAGGTCTGGTACACCAGCTCCCCGCCGCTCGACGCCGTGTCGGGGCAGGTGCTCATGTCGATCCGGGACCGCGCCCAGACGGGCGAGGCACGTCGGCTGGCCTGGTTCGACTACGGCCTGGCCGGCAGCCTGGACCGCCTCAAGGGCATCGACCTTGACGACCGGGGCAACTGGTACGCCGCGCTTCCGTCGCTGCGCTCTGGCCGGATCCGCGAAGAGAACGTCCAGACCATGCGGGACGTTCTGCCGACGGACGCCGGGTTCGCCCGGGAGATCCTGGGAATTTGGCCGCCCGGCCTGGGCGGCAACTTCCAGGTCATCCCCAAGGCTGACTGGTCTGACGCCCTCGACGACCAGTCCGAGATCGTCGGCCCTCTCGCCTTGGCGGCGGCGGTGTCGCTGGACCGGACCCGGTCGTCGATCGCCGCGTGTGGGCACCGCGCCGACGGGAAGCTGCACGTCGAGCTGACGTCGACGGCGCTGCGGGTCGACAACCGCAACGGCACCGGCTGGGTCGTTCCCCGCCTGGTGGAGCTGGCCAGCCGGAACACGCCGGCGGCGATCGTCATGGACGAGTTCGGCCCGACCGGCTCTCTGATCGCCTCCGCCGAGGAGGCCGGGCTCTCGATCACCCGCGCCGGCACCGCGTCGGTAGCCCGGGCGTACGGCATGTTCTTCGACGCGGTGTCGGGCACGGACCCGGCGTCGCGGGTGTTGAAGCACCTCGGCCAGCCGGAGTTGTCCGCGGCGGTGGCCGGCGCGAAACGGCGCCCGCTGGGCGAAGGATTCACCTGGGACCGCAAGGCGGCGGAGGTGGACATCACCCCGCTGGTCGCCGTGACGAACGCGATGTGGGGGTTCGCCGTGCACGGCCATGTCGAAGCGCCTGCGCCTTGGGCGATGTACGCGTGACCCGCCGGGAGACGTTCCTGCTGCTGGTCGTGGCCGTGGTGTTCATCGCCGGCGGTCTGGTGTGGCTGTTCGGCCCGTATGGGCTGGTCGGCTCCGGTGTCGCTCTGCTCGCCCTGGCCCTGTTCGGTGTTGACGTGAAGGAGCAGGGGCGACGTGGCGAAGCTGTGGCGACTGCTGACCGGTTCGGGGAATAAGGCCTGGTCCGAGCCCCCGTTCTGGGAGTCGGACCCGTTGCGGTTGCCGTTCCTGCAGCCGAGCCCGCTGTACCCGGACCAGGAACGCATCGTCCACGACTTCGAGGGCTACATCGCCGGGGCGTACAAGTCCAACGGTGTGGTCTTCGCGTGCATCCAGGCCCGCCAGCTGGTGTTCTCCGAGGCCCGGTTCCAGTGGCGGCAGTTCTCCAAGGGCCGCCCAGGTGACCTGTTCGGCTCCCCGGAGCTGTCCCTGCTGGAGCGCCCGTGGCCGGGCGGCACCACCGGCGAGCTGCTGGCCCGGATGGACGTCACCGCGTCGCTGGCCGGCAACTACTACGCCACCACCGCCGACGACCAGGGCCGCCTCGGCCGGGCCGCGACCGGCCCCGGCCGCCGGATCGTCCACATGCCCCCGGACCGGGTCGCGATCGTCATCCACGCCGCGTCGGGCAACCCGAACGACCTGGACGCGAAGGTCGCCGGGTACCTGTTCGAGCCGCGCGACGCCCTGGGTAGGCCGGGCGCGTCGGTGCTGCTCACCCCGGACGAGGTGTGCCACTACTCGCCGATCCCGGACCCGGACGCCCGGTTCCGGGGCATGTCGTGGCTGACGCCGATCCTGACCGAGGTCCAGGCCGACAAGGCTGCGATGCGGCACAAGCTGAAGTTCTTCGAGAACGGCGCCACCCCGCAGCTGGTCGCCTCGCTGAAGGAGACCGTCACGGCGGGCGCGTTCAAGGAGTTCGTCCAGACCATGAACGCCAGCCACAAGGGTGTCGACAACGCCTACAAGACGCTGTTCGTGGGCGGTGGCGCCGACGTGAAAGCAGTCGGCGCGGACCTGCGGCAGCTGGACTTCAAGCAGACCCAGGGCCACGGCGAGACCCGCATCGCGGCCGCCGCCGGTGTGCCCCCGGTGATTGTCGGCCTGTCCGAGGGCTTGCAGTCGGCGACGTACTCGAACTACGCGCAGGCGCGCCGCCGGTTCGCTGACGGGACGATCCGGCCGCTGTGGCGGATGGCCGCGGCCAGCTTGCAGAACCTGGTCACACCGCCCCGGGACGGCGCGGAGCTCTGGTATGACGACCGCGACATCGCGTTCCTACGCGAGGACCGCATGGACGTCTCCGAGATCCAGGCGAAGCAGGCGCTGACCATCCGGTCCCTCGTCGACGCCGGCTACACCGCCGAGTCCGCGGTCAGCGCGGTCATGGCCGAGGACTTCACCCAGCTGTCCCACTCGGGGCTGTTCTCCGTGCAGCTCCAGCCGCCCGGCAGCACCACCCCACCTGCGCCACCGACCACCACCCGGGAGCCGTGATGGACACCAAGAACCTGCGCGTCGAGGTGAAGGACGCCGACAAGGGTCAGGTGTCGGCGGTCTTCTCCACCAACGACGTCATCGACTCCGACGGCGACGTCACCGTGAAGGGCGCGTTCACCGACGGCGCCCCGGTGCGGATCTCCGCCTACCAGCACATGTCCTGGTCCGGGGCCCTGCCGGTCGGCAAGGGCGTCCTGCGGGTGTCCGGCAAGGAGACCCAGCTCGACGGCCAGTTCTTCTTGCAGACCACCGCCGGCCGCGACACGTTTGAGGTCGTCAAGCAGATGGGCGACCTGCAGGAATGGTCGTACGGGTACGACGTCGTCGACGCCGAGTTCGGTGAGCACGACGGCAAGAACGTCCGCTTCCTGAAAGCGTTGAAGGTCCACGAGGTGTCCCCGGTGCTGATCGGCGCCGGCGTGGGCACCCGAACCCTGGCCGCCAAGAGCGGCGGCCGCACATTCTCCGACGAGGCGACGCTGGTCATGGCCAGCGTGAACGCCCTCGTCGACCGCGCCGCGGACGTCATGGCCATGCGGCAGGAAAAGGGCAAGGCGCTCGGCACCGATTCGTCGGTGCTGCTCGACCAGCTCGAGGGCCAGCTGAAACGGCTGTCGGGGCTGCTGGTCGCCGCTGAGGCCACGCCCGATCACACCGAGGAAGAGCTGCAGCGCGAGTACCTGCGCTTCCTCCAGTCCGCATCCCGCGTCGCGTAAGAGGAGACGATCGTGAATTTTCCCGCGCTCAAGGAGGCCGAGGGCCGCCTCGAGGCCAAGCAGAAGGAGTTGGCCGGCATCTTCGCCGAGGCCGGCCCCGAGATGGACATGGCGAAGGTCAAGTCCGTCGACGGCGACTCGAAGGCCAAGGTCGACCACATCCGCGGCCTGAACACCACCATGGACGAGCTGGGCATCGAGCTGGAGGGCCTGCGTGAGGTCGCGAAGGCGGCTGGCCGGGTCCAGGACAGTGACGAGCAGCGCGCGAAGGCATCCGAGCGTGGCGACGCCGCCGGGTCGGGCAAGCGCGAGAGCGGCGCGAAGTCGGTCGGCGAGATGTTCGTCGAGTCGAAGGCGTTTACCGGCCGGCAGGGCCACGCCGGTCCCGAGGTGCGCCTCGACATGGACCTGAAGGCCCTGTTCGACACCGCCGGCGGCTGGGTTCCGGAGACCACCCGCGGCCCGCGGATCGTCGACTACGTGACCCGGCCGATCCAGCTGATCGACCTGATCCCGAACACGACCACCGGGCAGACGGCCGTCACCTACATGGAGGAGACGACGTTCGTCAACAACACGGCGGAGATCCCCGAGGGCAGCCCGTACCCCGAGTCTGCGCTGGGCCTTGAGGAGAAGACCTCGCCGGTCCGGAAGATCGGCACGTACATCCCGGTGACGGACGAGACGCTCGAGGATGTGCCGCGCGCCCGGGGCTACATCAACAACCGGCTGCCGTTCATGGTGCGTCAGCGCCTGGACTCGCAGCTGCTCGTCGGGTCGGGTTCGGGCTCGAACCTGCGGGGCCTGCTGAACACCACGGGCATCCAGACCCAGGCCAAGGGCTCCGACCCGGTCCCGGACGCCGTCTACAAGGCCATGACCAAAATCAAGATCAACGGTCTGGCGATGCCGAACGCCACGGTGTGGCACCCCAACGACTGGCAGGACGTTCGACTCCTGCGCACCACCGACGGGATCTACATCTGGGGCTCGCCGTCCGAGCCGGGCCCGGCCCGGATCTGGGGACTGCCCGTCATCGAGGCGTTCGGACTGACCGAGGGAACCGCCGTCGTCGGCGACTTCGCGAACTTCTCGGAGCTCGCCGTGCGCCGCGGCATAGACGTGCAGATCTCGAACAGCCACGCCGACTACTTCGTCAACGGCAAGCAGGCGATCCGCGCCGACATCCGGGTGGCCCTGGTCTTCTACCGGCCCGCCGCATTCGCCACCGTCACCGGCGTCTGAGCCGGTTAGACAAGGAGAACGATCATGCCGTACTCGGGTGGTTACCCGGAGCAGCCCCTCAAGTCCATGCGTGCCCGCTACGACTTCGCGGTCGACGGCGGCGCGGTCGGTGACATCGACCTGACCAAGACGGCCGCCTTGCCGATCAACGCGGTGATTGTGGGCGGGTTCGTCGAGGTCGACACCGTCCCGACGTCGGGCGGCTCGGCCACCATCGCGCTGAAGGTGGAAGGCGCTGCGGACATCGTCGCCGCGGCGGCCATCTCCGGCGCGCCCTGGTCGACGACGGGCCGCAAGAGCGTGGTGCCCGCGTTCACCGGCGCTACGTCGGTGAAGACGACCGCGGCGCGGAAGGTCCAGGCCACCGTCGCGGTCGCCGCGCTGACCGCGGGTGTCATCGACGTCGTCCTGTTCTACGTCAACCTCGCGGACTGAGGGGCGGCGCTGTGAAGGCAACCCAGAGGCTGTGGAAGTCCGCTGGCGGCCGGTTGGTGCCGGACGGGGATCCGACGGCGGTGTCGTTGGCGTACGCGGTCGGCGATGAGCTGACTAAGCACGACGAGTCCCTGCTCCCGGCCGATGACCAGGGCGACGTCGACGACGAGAAGGCCGTCGACAAGCCCGCGGACAAGGCGCTCGACAAGCCGGCTGACAAGTCCGGCGGGATGCGCCGCAACAAGTAGCAGCCGCGCGAAGGCCTCCGCCACTCCCCGGCGGGGGCCTTCGCGATCAGGCGACGTCGGTTGCTGGCAAGTAACTCTCTCGCACCACCCCTGACTCGAGGAGGCCGTTCATGGCGCGTCTGACTGGCCCCGACGAGTCGTGCCGGGTGGTGTACGTCAACAGCGGCACCAACGCTGGGAAGGCGACGGCGCAGGGCATGTCCGCCCCGCTGTACGCCGACCTCGCGGGGACGACCGCCGCGGACGTGCAGACCACGCTCGGCGCCGCGATCGAGGAGTCGACGGTCATCGTCGACGCGTACTCCAAGCTTCCGCTGTTCCTTTTCCCCGAGGGCGTCGACACGGTCTACACCAGCATCAATGGTGGCCCGATCGTGCCGCTGTACGCCCGCGCCGACGACCGCCTCGACGCCCTCGCGGCCGCAGCCACGGCCGAGGCCGTGGCCCGTGCTGCTGCGGACACAGCGCTCGACGACCGGCTCGACGCCCTGCCCAACACGTACGACTCCTACGGCCGGGCGACAGCCATGGCGTTCGTCTTCGGAAGCTGAGGTCCCATCATGGCCGCACCTAACCTGCTCGGTCTCCCCGGCGTCGCCGGCTCCGCCGCGAGCCTGATCCAGAAGCTGATCGCCGCCGTCCAGCTGACGACGACTGCCGAGACCACCGTCTACACCGTGCCCGCGAGCACCGGCGTGAAGCTCGCCCAGGCCACCCTGTGCAACACCTCCGCCGGCCTGGTCCACGTGTCGCTGAGCCTGGTCCCGTCCGGCTCTACCGCGGGCGTCGCGAACCGGATCCTGTCCGCGTACCCCCTCGCGGCCGGCGACAGCCTGCCGCTCGCCGACTTCCTCGGCGGGCACATGCTCGGCCCGGGCGACTTCATCTCGGTCCTGGCCGACGTCGCGAACACGGTCACGGTCGTGGCGTCCGCCGCGGTGGTCGCATGACCACCACCCTGCTGGCCCGCACCGGCGCCCTGCCCAAGACCACCCCGAACCCGAACCTGCTGCGGGTCCTCGGCAAGCTCACCGCCGGGACCGCGATCAAGGTCACGTTCCTGGGCGACTCCGGCCTCGAGGGCGGCACCGTCACGGTCCCGGGGACCGACGACTGCGCGTCACGGCTCTGCGCCGGCCTGGCCACCCGGTTCGGCGCCACGGTGACCAAATCGAACCGGGCGGTCAGCGGCAACACGTTCGCGCACGCTCTGGACCCGACGGTGGTCTCGCCGACCCGATTCGCGTCGGCGCTGGCGGACGCCGCGGACCTGTACGTGATCTCATACGGGCACAACGACATCCGCGCCGAGTCGTTCTCGGCGACCTATGCGCCCACGGTCGGCTACCCGATCAACGCCGGGCGGGCCGCGCTCGAGCACATGATCCGCCGGATCCGCATCGACGTGCCCGAGGCCGACATCATCGTGTCGTCCGAGTGGCCCTACACCGGGGCGTCGACCGCCACCAACACGTACCTGCTCGCGCACGGGACGATGATGCGCCGGGTCGCCGCCCAGTACGGGTGCGCGTTCGCCGACTACTACCAGCACCTGCTCGGCCTGGGCGTGAACAACGGCGCCGAAGACTCCTACGTCTGGGCTGTGGGCGCCGTCGGGACGAACGCGTCGGCGCAGCACCCGAACAACGCCGGGCACGCCGCCTGGTCCGATCTGCTGCTGTCGCTGCTGCCCAAGCTGACGACACTCGCGCCCGCCCCTGCCCCGCCGGCCCCGCTGGGCGCCCCGCTGTTCGGCGCCGAGCGGTACACCCACACCGAGATGCTCGACATCCCGAACTACACCGGGGCGGTTCTGCCTGCCCGGTGGCGGGTCAGCGGGACCTGGTCGTCGTCGACGACGACCCCGACGATCAGCAGCACCGCGACGAACTTCGCCGAGGTCCAGGCCATCGGCACCGAAGTGCGGCTGCGCCTGGACTCCGGCGTCGGGCAGGGCATTGTCAAGATCGAGTGTGATGGCGCGATCATCAACGCGACCCTGGACCTCTCTGCGGCGCTCGGCGGCGGATCCCAGCCGTACTTCCCGATCACCGGCCTGACGCCGGGCGCGCACCGGATCGTGGTCACCGTCGTGTCAGGGTCGGTGACGTTCCGCGGCGCGGTCAACATGCCGGCCATCGGCCACAAAATCCCGTACACGTCGGCGCTGATCACCTACACCGGGTCCTGGGCGGACGGGGCGTCGGACCCGGAAGTGTTCGACCTGGTCAACCACCGGACCACCACCCAGAACGACACCGTCGCCGTCACGTTCTTCGGCACCGGCCTGGCGCTCAGCGGCGTGCTCTACGCGGCGGCCTGGAGCATCGGCGTGACCACCGACGGCGGATCCGAAAGCGTCCAGGACTGGAACACCGGCGGAACGCTCACCCAGTACGGGTGCCGCAACGTGGTCTCCGGCCTGGCCTACGGCCGCCACACCGTCTCGCTGAAGCTGCTGTCAACCGGCCGGGCGATCCGGGTGAGCCACTTCTTCGCCTTCGACGAGACCCGCACCGCCCGCCCGAACCGGGTCGCCGGGTTCGGCGTCGTCGGCGAGGCCGTCAACTACGGCAACCCGCTGCCGGCCAGCCCTGTGGTGCTGCTCAGCGCCGACGACGCGACGTCGCTCGTCCCCGCCAACCCGACCACGCCCACGTCGTCCGGGTTCACCGTGGCCGGCACCGCGGCGTCCCGGCATCAGTGGGTCGCCGACGGCGGCCGCTGCGCCTACTGATCCGCCCGCGTCAGAGCTACCCCCTCGTACTTCTAGATCGGAGGTGACGCCGCATGCCCGTGCCCGCAGGAGGCGGACCAACCACCGACCTCTACACCGACGTGACCACCGTGAAGTCGACCCTGGGGAAGATCACGGTCGACGACCGGGACGACCTGATCGAGCAGGCCATCCGGTCCGCGTCCCGGATGATCGACCGGAAGACCGGGCGCCGGTTCTACGCCGACGAGGCCGCCTCCGCCCGCCTGTTCGTCATGCGCGGCGGGTCCTACACCGACGGCTGCGAGCAGGGCGTCCTCGTCGACGACATCTCCACCCTCGACGGCCTGGTCGTCGAGTCCGGCGGCACCGGCAATTGGGCGGCCCTCGACACGTACGACACCGGCCCCGACAACGCCCTGGCGTACGGGCGACCGATCACCAGCCTGTACGGCACGACCGGGTGGCTGCCGTGGTCCGGGCGGGTCCGGGTCACCGCCCGCTGGGGTTGGCCGGCCGTCCCGGACGAGATCACCCAGGCCGCGATGATGCTCGCCGCCCGCCTGTACCGGCGCAAGGACTCGCCACAGGGCGTCATGGGCTCGTCGGAGTGGGGCGCCATCCGGGTGTCTCGCCTCGACCCCGACGTCGAGGCCCTGCTGACCCCGTTCGTCATGCCCGTCGTCGCCTGAGGAGGCCACCGTGCGCACCACCGACAGCATCATCGCCGACCTGAACAAGCGCGCCGAGCAGGGCGAGAACGTCACCCAGCAGGTCATCGCCCACGAGACCCTGGCCCGGCTGCGGGCTGAGCGGGCCGAGGCCGTCAAGCGCAAGGACTCCCAGCGGGTCCGCGACCTCGACACCCAGATCGTGCAGTGGCTGGGCATGGTCGACGAGGACGTCGACGACCGGATCGCCGAGCAGCCCAAGAAGGACTCGGTGAAGACCGTCGACGGCCTCGCCGAGCCCAAGGCCTGACGTGAACATCGGGGCAGTCCGAGCCGGCCTGGCCGACGCGGTGCGCGCCGCCCTGCCGGAGCTGACCTGCTACGGGTACGTCCCGTTCGCCGTCGAGGTGCCGTGCTTCTACACGACCGGCCCGGCCATCACCTACGACGTGACGTTCGGCGGCACGGACGACATCGACAACTTCGTCTGCCGGGTCCTGGTGTCCAAGGCGGAAGACGTCGACGGCCAGGCCCTGCTCGACGCGTACCTGTCCCGCGGGTCCAAGTCGGTGAAGCTCGCCATCGAAGGCACGCCCGGTGTGGCGCAGACCCTCGGCGGGGCCTGCGACGACGTGCACGTGCGTCGGGCGCAGAGCTACGGCCTGTTCGAACACGCGGGCGAAACCTACTACGGCGCTGAGCTGGTCGTTCACGTCATCGGCGATCCGGAGGAGTAGGGCCATGAGCAAGTTCGTCCTGAAAGGCACCCGGATCTTCGCCGGGGGTTGCGACCTCACCGGGCAGACCAACAAGGTCGAGCTGGGCGGCGAGTACGAGACCAAGGACGCCACCACGTTCGGGTCCGTCGACGCCGCCGGAGAGCTGTGGAAAGACGTCCTGGCCGGCCTCGGGTCGGCGTCGGTGTCTGCGTCCGGGTTCTGGGAGGCCGGCGACGCTGCGAAGGTCGACAACGACACGTGGACGCAGATCGGCACCGGCGCCGGCGGCCCGTGGACGATCTGCCCGACCACGGCGAACGCCGCCGACCTGGCGTATCTGCTGGCCGCCGCCCGCACCTCCTACAGCCAGGGTGGGGCGCCGGGCGACGTAGCCCCGTACGCGTCGCAGGCGGTCAGCACCTGGCCGCTGGCCCGGGGCAAAGTCCTCAACGCCCCCGGAACGGCCCGGACCGCGACCGGGACCGGGACGATCGTGCAGGTCGGCGCGGTGCCGGCCGGCAAGAGCATGTACGTGTCGCTGCACGTGGTGTCGGCGACCGGGACGACACCGTCGATCACCGTGGCCGTGCAGTCCGCTGCGCTGGTCGGGTTCGGCTCCCCGACGACCCGGCTGACGTTCACCGCGGCGACCGCGCCCGGCGGGCAGATCCTGCGCGTCGCCGGCCCGATCACCGACGCGTTCTGGCGGGTCTCCTACACGGTCTCCGGGACCACCCCGAGCTTCCTGCTGCTGGCCGCCGCCGGCGTCGCCTGATCCCTGTCCTGATCCTCTCCCGGCTCCGTTCGGCGCCCGGGCGTTCCGTCGTGCCTGAAAGGGCGTCCGCTCATGAGCAAGTTCGTTCTGGTCAGCACCTACCTGGGCCTCAACGGCGTCGACCGTTCCAGCTGGTGCTCGAAGGTGGAAGTCGCCGTCGAGGTCGAGGCGAAGGACGTCACCGTCTTCACCTCCGCCGGGTGGAAGGAAGTCCTCGGTGGCCTGAAGTCCGGCAACATGGCGATCACGTTCAAGAACGACGTCGCTGACGGGCTGCTCGACGACACCATGTGGACGCTGCTAGGCACCGTGGTCACGTTCGAGGTCCGCCCTACCAGCTCCGTGGTGGGCACCTCGAACCCGAAGTTCACCGGCTCCGTCCTGATCAGCGGCTGGACGCCGATCAGCGGCTCGCCCGGCGACGTCGCTGAGGTGTCCGTCACCTTCCCGACCAGTGGTGCCGTGACTCGGGCGGAGGCCTGATGAGCGACTGGCTGGTCGGCCGGTTCCGGCCGACGGACCCGATGGCGTCGGACCCGGAGACGCAGCGCGCGAGGGAGGCCGAGATCTCCACGCTGCTCCGCGAGCACGGCGTCGACCCGGCCGACGTGATGCAGGCGATGGCGGTCACCGCCACCGACGACGGGCGGCACCAGCTGCACGTCAGCCGGTTCCTGCGCAACGCCAACGGCCGCATGTACCTCGACGTCGCCCGTGACCAGGTGGTGTCCGAGCCGGTCGTCATCGACGTCGAGCAGGGCACCTGGCCGGCGTGGCTGACCGGCCTGAACGTGCCCGCGCTTCTGCCGTGATCGACCTCAGCGTCGACCAGGCCGCCCTCGAGGGCGTCGCGACGGCGCTGCGCTACGAGCAGGACGGCAAGCAGCTCCGCAAGGACCTCGTCACCAACCTGAAGGCCGCCGTCGAGCCGGCCCTGCCGGTGATCCGGTCAGGGCTGATGACGATGAGCACGCACAGCCGGGTCACCCCGGCGCTGCGCACCGTCGTGCTCAGCAAGCTGAAGGTCACCACCCGCACCACCGGGGACCGGGCCGGCGTCCGGGTGGCGATTGGCAAGGCCGGCATGCCCCGCGGCTTCAAAAACGCCCCCCGCCGGCTGAACAAGCCCGAGGGGTGGCGGCACCCGCTGTTCGGGCGCCGCGACAAGCCGTGGGTGGCCCAGCGCGGGGCGCCCGGCTACTTCGACCGACCGCTCGAGGAACGCCAAGACGAGATGCGCGCGGCTGTAGTGCAAGCGGTGCAGGACATGTCCGAGCGGATCGCCCGCCGGGCCGGGAGGGGATAACCGATGTTCGTGCAGTACAAGCCCAAGGGCGAGCCGGAACAGTCCTGGGACTTCGACCCCGAGGACGTCCGCCAGTCCGAAGCCGAGGTCGTCGAGAAGCGCTACGGCGCGAACTGGGACGACTTCCTCAACGCCGTCCGCGCAGGCAACGCGAAGGCCCGCCGGGTGCTGCTGTGGCACCTGACCCGCCGCACTCACCACAACCTGCGGTACGAGGACACCCCGGACTTTCGGATGGGTGAGCTGCTCGTCGAGTTCTCCTCGAAGGAGATCGGGCACCTGCTCCGCGAGATCGAGAAGATGGACTCCTCGATCTCTGAAGAGGACCGCCAGATGATGGTCAGCCGGCTGAACGCCGACTACACCGAGGCGGTGCTGCGCGAGCGCGGCGGCCAGGACGACGGTGCCGACATTCTGCCCGAGGTGGAAGCGGGAAAAGCGAGCTAGAGGCTCTGCGCCTGCGCAACCTCGGCTTGTTCTCCGCCCAGCTGCACATCCGGCCCTGGGAGATCGGCCAGCTGACCGTGCCCGACTTCCTGCGCCTGTGCGACTGGCTGGACCGCAGCAACACACCCGACAAGGAGGGCTGACCTGTGTCGGACACCTCTGTCGTCTTCAACGTGATCGGCAAGGAGCGGGTCGGTGGCGTCCTGGCCCGGGTACGGTCGCTGTTCCGATCGGCAGGCCAGGAAGCTCAGCGTGCTACCGGCGCCGCAGCGCAGTCGACGGAACGCCTCGATCATGAGATCCACCAGGTCGAGCGGTCGCTCGCCGAGCTGAACGCCGAGTTTGCGGCGACCGGCAACAAAGAGCTGTTCGCGAAGATGAAACGCGACCGGTCCCTGCTTACCCAGCTCAAGACGGTGCGCAAGGAGCTGGGCGCGGTCAGCGGCGAAGCCGACCGGCTCGGCGGCGACGCAGACCGTACCGGGAACATGCTGTCGCGCCTCGGCGCGTCGGCAGGAAGCTCACTGTCGTCTGGCATGAACAACGCCGGTACGGCGATGACCAACCTGTCGACCAACCTGTGGAACCTGATCCCGCTCCTGCTCGGCATGGCCGCCGCCGCGGCGGGCGCCGCCCCGGCCATGTACCTGCTCGGCGGGGCGATCGGGTCGCTGCCGGCCATCATCGCCGGCGCGGCGGCCGCCATGGCCGTGTTCCAGCTGGGCACGTCCGGGCTGTCCGAGGCGTGGAAGAAGGCCACCACCGCGACCAGCGGCGGAGCCAAGGCCGCCCGGGACATGACCTCAGCGCACCGTGCCGTCACCCAAGCGGCAAAGGAGGTCACCCGCTCCGAACGGGACGTCACCGACGCGTTGAAGCAGGTCCGGCAGGCTCACCTCGACGTCGCCGACGCTGTCCAGCAGGAACACCAGCGCCGCGGGCAGCTCAATCGGGATCTGGCCGGCGCGCGCCTCGACGAGCAGGACTCCGTCCAGGCGGTCACCGACGCCCAGACCGCTCTGAACGCGGCCCGGGCGAACGGTGCCCCACCGGACGAGGTCGAGGACCTGGAACGGGCCTACGAGCGGGCGGCGCTGCAACTGGACGACACCCGCGCCCGGCTGGGCGAGCTGACCCTGGAGCAGAAGAAGGCCGTCGCCACCGGGGTGCAAGGCTCGGCGCAGGTCGTCGCGGCGAAAGACCAAGAGGCCAAGGCGGTCCAGGGGGTCACTGACGCACAGGATCGCAACAAGGATGCGGTGCAGCGCCTCGCCGATGCCCAGAAGGCCCTCAACACCCCGGCTGGCGGCGGTGGCGGTGGCGGGCTCGCCTCGCCGAAGCTGGCCCCGGCTGCGCAGAAGTTCCTCAATGTGCTGCTGGGTTTGCGGCCGGCGTTCGAGAAGCTGCGCCTGGGCGTGCAGGAGAAGCTGTTCGCCGGGCTGGCCGACAAGTTCAAGACCATGGCCACGGCGTGGCTGCCTCAGCTGAACACCTCCCTGGGCCGGATGGCCACCACCTTCAACGGCATCGCGGGCAAGTTCATGGACACGGCGGCTAAGCCGGCGTTCATCACCAACATCGCCAAGGGCGTTGAGGGCGTCCGGTCGGCGTTCGACAAGGTCGGCCGGGTGGTGGCCGGGCCGCTGATGACGGCGTTCGGGCAGCTGGCCGGCGTGTCGAAGCCATTCGTGGAGGCGCTCGGCGGCGAGGTCGCGAAGGTGCTCAGCGACTTCTCCGCGTGGATCGACAAGGTGTCGAAGAACGGCAGCCTGGACGTGTTCTTCACCCGGGCGACGGCCGTCATGAAGGACACGTTCGCCATGCTGAAGGACATCGGGTCGATCGCCGGATCGGTCATGTCGATCCTGTTCGGCGCCGACCAGGACGTCACGATGTCGCCGTGGAACACCTTGAAGGTGTCCCTGGACAAGGTTGCGGCGTGGTTCAAGGACCCGGAGAACCAGAAGAAGATCCAGGACTGGATCAACAAGATCAAAGAATTCGGCGTGTGGCTCGTGACCGACGCCATCCCGAAGATCGAACGCTTCGCCAAGAAGCTGGAGTCGTTTGCCAACAGGCTCAGCAATCCCAAGCAGCTGATCACCGACTTCTTCAACGCCATCAAGGACGCGGCGAAGCAGAGCCTCATCAGCATGGTGGTGGACCTCGCCACGCTGCCCGGCCGGGCGGCACGGGCGTTGGCCGGCCTCGGCCGTGCCATCGGGCCGGCAGTCACCCGAGGCATGGCGCGTCTGGGAGAGGTCATCGGCCGCGCCGCCGGTGCCGCAGTCCGGACGATGGTCCTGCTGCCCGGCCGGATAGCCGTCGCCCTGGCAACGCTCCCGGGCAGGGTTTGGAACGTCATCAAGGGCCTGCCCGATCTGGTCAGAAGAGGCGGCCCAGGGATGCACAACGCCGGCATGGACCTTGTGCGCGGCCTGTGGAACGGCATCAAAGGCATGGGCGGATGGCTCATCAACAACGCTGTCGCATTCGGCAGCTCCATCGTCAAGGGGTTCAAAGAGGGCCTGGGCATCCACTCGCCATCCAAGGTGATGGCGACCCAGGTCGGCCATTGGATTCCGGCCGGCATCGCCGCCGGCATGGACTCCAACCGGCAGGCCGTCGTAGATGCCAGCAGCCGCATGTCCGGGCTGATCGGGATCGGAAAGCCCCGGCCGGTCGCAGGCTTCTCCAATGGCGCCCTTCGCCCAGCTGGCAGTCCGGCTGCGGCGTCCGGTGTCGCGACGGCTTCCCCGGCGGTCGGACCGACCGCCGGCGGTCGGACCGGCGGTGTGATCCGGTTCGAGGCCGGTGCGAATGGCGCGCTGGTCCAGGCGATCGTGAAGGCGCTGCGCTACGAGGTGCGCAGCGCCGGCGGCGGCAGCGCCCAGGCCCTGTTCGGTAAGGCCTGACATGGCCCTGTTCACCCCGGTCACCGAGCTCTTCATCGACGGGTCCTGGGTCGACGTGTCCGACGACGTGCAGTACGAGACCGGTGTCGCCATCACCCGGGGCCGCGACGACGAACAGGGAACGATCACCCCGTCACGGCTCAACCTGACCCTGAACAACCAGGATGGGATCTACTCCAACCGCAACCCCATGTCGCCCTACTACGGGCTGCTGGGCCGCAACACCCCACTGCGGCAACGCCAGGGCGGCATCGTGTCCCACCTGCGCATCAACGGCGACAGCGGCGGCAACGCGTCCGCACCGGACACTGCCGCCCTCGACATCGTCGGCGACATCGACGTCCGCGCCGACATCGAGCCCGACACCTGGACGCCCACCCTCGACCAGGTCATCGCCTCGAAGACCAACCTGACCGGCGACCAACGCTCCTGGTACATGCAGCTGACCAGGTACGGGCGGATCGAGTTCGGGTGGTCCGCCGCCGGGACATTCCCCTACGAGCGGGTCTCGTCGACCGCGTCCGTCACGACCGCCGGCCGGGTGTCCGTCCGGGCCACCCTCGACGTCGTCTCCGGCGCGAACCACGTGATCACGTTCTACACCTCCGACTCGGTCACCGGAACGTGGACACAGCTCGGCCTACCCATCACCACAGCCGGCGCGACCAGCATCTTCGCCGGCACAGCCAACCTCGAGGTCGGCACCGGCAACAACGGGTCGACCGTGTTCACCGGCACCACCGCGTTCCAGGGCAAGGTGTACCGCCTGCAGGTCCTGCAGGGCATCGCCGGCACGGTCCGCGCCGACGCCGACTTCTCCGCCCAGCCGATCGACACCACCTCGTTCTCCGACGGCACGAACACCTGGACCGTCCTGGACCCGGCAGTCATCACCTCCGACGGGGTGCGGTTCTACGGCGAAGTCGCCGCCCTGCCGTCCAAGTGGGACCTCAGCGGGAAGGTGGTGTGGGCGCCGCTCGAGGCGGCCGGGATCACCCGCCGCCTCACCCAGGGCGCCCCGACCCTCCGCTCGCCGATCTACCGCAACTTCCTGCGATACGGGCCGTCCGGGTACTGGCCGCTCGAGGACGGCTCCGAGTCGGAGACCGCCGCGTCCGCCGTCCCCGCCGGGCGTCCGGCCACGGTCAACGCTGTGACGTTCGCCGGCGACGACACCCTGCCCGGCGGCGACGTCGCGCTCACCCTCAACGACACCACCGCCCGGGTGAACGGGCAGGTCACCCAGTCCACCGGCGGCACCGGGTGGTCTTTCACGTTCTTCTTCAAGCTCCCGGCGATCCCCGGCGCGTCGAACCAGCTGATGTCGTTCTCGTCGTCGGGCACGGCCCAGCGGTGGGTCCTGTCCGTCACGTCGACCTCGTACCAGCTCGACGCCTACGACGTGAACGGGACCAGCCTGATCACGTCGGTGACCACGTTCGGGACCGGCGCGGAACCGAATCAGTGGGTCGCGGTTCAGGTCGCCACGTCGGTGTCGGGCGCCACAGTTACCTGGTCGCATGTGTGGCATGCGGTCGGCGCCGACATCATCTACAGCGCCACCGGCACCTACGCCGGCACACCCGGGTCGGTGCGCGGCTGGTCCATCGTGGGCCAGTCCGCGCTCGTCGGCGCAGCGTTCGCCCACGTGTGGGCCGGCCCGAACGCCCTGCCGTTCGTCACGACCGAGTTCGAAGCCGTGTCGAACGGGTGGCGCGGCGAGCGGGCAGTTGCCCGGCTGACCCGGCTGTGCGCCGAGGAGAACGTTCCGCTGGTGGTCCGCGACCCGAACGGCGACTCCGCCCTGATGGGCCGCCAGGGCATCGGCACGTTCATCGACCTGCTCGCGGACTGCGCCACCGCCGACCTGGGGATCCTGTACGAGCCCCGCGACCGGCTGGCGATCGGGTACGTCGCCCGGTCCGCCCTGTACGGGCAGCCGTCGCCGACCTTGTCGTACGGCACGCACATCGCGGAGCCGTTCGACCCGGTTGACGACGACCAGCAGCTGCAGAACCGGGTCACCGTGTCCCGGCCCGGCGGCAGCTCGGCGACCGCCCAGCAGGACACCGGCCCCCTGTCGGTCCTGCCGCCGCCGGCCGGCGTCGGCGTGTACGAGGCCAGCGCGGACGCGAATGTCTACACGGACGACCAGCTGCCCGACGTCGCCGGGTGGCTGGTGCACCTCGGCACCCTCGACGCCCTGCGCTACCCGCAGATCACGTTGAAGCTGAACAGCACGGCGTTCACCGGCAGCACCGCCGTGACCGCGGCCGCCGCCGGCCTGGACATCGGGCGGCAGCTGACGGTGGATTCCCTGCCGTCGTGGCTGCCACCGGACCCGGCGGAAACCCTGATCCAGGGCTACACGGAGCGGATCACCCCGTACGACTGGGACCTGACGTTCAACACCACTCCGGGCGAGCTGTGGGATGTGGCGCACGCCGACAGCGCCCGCGTCGACACCGACGGCTCCACCCTCGCCGCCGGCGCGACGACCACCGCCACATCGCTGTCAGTCGCCTCGGTGGCCGGCGGGGTGCTGTGGACCCTCACCGCCGCGTCGTGGCCGTTCTCCATCGCCATGGGCGGGGAGAAACTCACCGTCACCGCGGTGGCCGGCGCAACGTCCCCGCAGACCCTGACCGTCACCCGGTCGGTCAACGGCGTCGTCAAAGCGCACCTCGCCGGCACGGCCATCCGGCTGTGGACCCCGTCGTACGTGGCCCTGTAGGAGGCTGACCGTGTCGCAGTACCCCGTCATCGCTGCGGGCGACCTCATCACCGGGTCGTTGCTGCGGTCCATGCTGCCCGACTACATCGTCAAGTCCGCGTCCACCGCCAGGGCGTCGACCACCACGTTCACCGACGACCCGGAGCTGAGCATCCCCGTGGTCGCCGGCGAGGTGTGCTGGATCGAGTTCTACCTGATGTTCGCGTCCCTGGCCGCCGCGGACCTGAAGACCCAATGGTCGTCGCCGGCCGGCACCACCGGCAACCGGCGGGTCCTCGGCCCCGGGTCGGCAGCAGCGGACGCGAACGCCGACAACATCGCTGTGCGCCTCGGTGTGCACGTCACCGCCGGGTCGACCACGTACAGCGGTGTGCGGGACTCGGCCGCCAACTTCTTCCAGGTCCAGGAAGTCGGCCTGATCACCGTGGGCGGCACGGCCGGCAACGTGGTCCTGCAGTGGGCGCAGAACACTTCCAACGCCACCGCAACGACCCTCGCCGCCGGGTCCTTCGTACGGAAGACGAGGCTGTCATGACGCTTGCCCCTGCGCCGCTGCTGGACGCCCGGCGACTGCTCATCGACCACCTGCACATCGACCCGCTGTCCGTCGGCGTGGTCGGAGACACCGCCCACGCCGAAGGTGGCGACAGCTACCACCTGGGCGCCGACAAGCTGCGGGAACGCCTCGGTCATGACCGGTACTCCGTCGACGAGTCCCCGCGCGACCGGCGTCCCACCGATGCGGCGGCCGCCCTCGACGTCGGCGACTTCGCCGTCACCGTGGCCGGGAAGCTGCACACCCTGCCCACCTTCAGCATCTGGCTGGTCGCCCAGTGCAAGGCCGGCACCGCGGACACCGCCGACATCCGGGAGGTCATCTACTCGCCGGACAGCAAGACGGTAAAGCGGTGGGACCGGCTCGGCCGGCGCACCAGTGGCGACGGCTCGCACCTGTTCCACACGCACATCTCGTATTTCCGGGACTCGGAGTCCCGGGACAAGGCCGGCCTGTTCCGCCGGTACCTGACCTACATCGGCCTGTTGGAGGACGGCGTGAGCCAAGCAGACGTGATCGCAGCCCTGAAGAGCCCCGAGGGTCAGCAGGCCATCGGCCTGGCCGTGAAGGCGCAGAAGATCCCCATCGTCGGCACCACCGTGCAGCGGGAGATCGGCACGGTGCTGTCCTGGATCGACCAGAACTTCACCGGCGTCAACAAGGCCATCGTGGCTTTGGCCGCGAAGGACCAGGTCGATGAGGCCGCCCTGGCCGCCGCGCTGATGCCGTTGCTGTCCGGCGACCAGCTCGAGGCTGTGATCCGGGCCGGGATGACCCCTGAGAAGCGTCTCGCTCTCGCCGCCCGGCTGGCGTCCTGACCTTGGACCCGTTCGGAATCCCCGGCGGCGTCCTCGTCCAGGCCGGTGCCAGCGGGATCCTGCTCCTCACCGTCGTGGGAATCATGCTGGGCCGGCTCGTCCCGGTGCGCACCCTGGACCGTATTGAGAAGGTGCACTCCGACCGGCTCGCCGAGGAAAAGGCCAGGGGCGACGAATGGAAAGCGTTCGGGCAGGCCCAGGGGCAACGCAACGAGATCATCGCGCAGCAGCTCGCCGAGCTGACCGAAGTAGGGCGAACCGCGAACGCCATGATCGAAGGGCTGAAGCAGGCTTCGGGCAGGCGGACGTGAGGTGGCCGTGGACGAAGCGGTCGGCCACCGACGCCCCGCCGGCGTCCGACGACGTGCAGGAAGCCACCGAGGCCCGGCAGGCAGCTGAGGAGGCGTTGATGCGCAGCCAGGAACAGACCGCTGAGGTGCGGGACCTGGCGGCGAAGCTGCGCCAGCACCGCCGGGTCAACCACTTCGCTGAGCTGTTCCACGAGTCGTTCGGGGGGCCGCGGTGACCTGTCAGACCGTGTCGTCGTCGCCCTGGGCGAACGCCGCCATTGTGGCCACCGCCCTGGGCGCCCTCGTGTTCGTGACGCTGTACGCGTGGATCACCCGCGGGGGATGGCGGACGTCGATCATGGGAAAGCATGTGATGACGTTCATGATCGTGATCCTGTTGGTGTCCGCCCTGGCTGTCGCCGCGATCATCTGGGGCACTGACTGGCCGTATCGGGAGCTGATCCGCGGGACGGCGTGGTCGCTGATCGCCGGGTGTATCTGGTGGCAGGTGTTCATCCTGATCCGGGTCCAACACAACCGGCCCTGATACCCGCGCCGGCCGGCCTGCCGCCACCCTCCCTGGTGCTCACGGCCGGCCGGCGCGCCCCGGCCACCATCACGTAACTCACGAAGGAGAGCGCCATGCCCAAGCCCGTGCTGCCGGACGAGAACGAGCTGGCCCAGGGGTCGTACGAGGCGTACGCCGAGGCGACCGGCGGCAAGACCTTCGACGGCCGCGACATGCCCGCCTGGGAGAACCTGGGCGAGAAGATCCAGGGCGCCTGGCGCGCGGCGGCGGCTAAGGCCATCTCGATGCGCGTGGACTACGGCCCGCAGCGCTGGCACGCCGAACCGGATTCGTCAGCGTAATCCGCTGGCCGCGGCCCGGACGCGCATGAGCGCCTGGTGCCCCGCGTCGACGAGCTGCGCGGGGGACGGCGCGACCTCGGCGTGCTCGTGGTCGTCGTCTGTCGGCCAGTTCGCAAGGTACTTCGGCTCGGCCGACTGGATCTCCGTGACGTCGAACAGCGCGTCCGGCTCCACCCCGCACCACCAGCACCTCATGACGACACCGTAGCTCCTCAGGCGTACGCGGCCGCCGGTGCCCACTCGGCGAGATAGCCGGGGCGATTCGCGTACGGCACCGCCAGCAGGCGAACCAGGGTGTCGCCCAGGTAGGGATCCTCCGCCTCGTCGCGGACGCCGACTCCGAACTCTCCCTCAACCTGGACATCTAGCCCATCGGCTTCGGGCACCACCTTCTCGAGGATGACGCGTTTGGCAGCCACCTCGGCCAGGACGCGGGCGGGATCCCAGCGGGCGATGTGCTCGGCGTACTGGTCCTCGAGATCGCCCCAGACACCGCCCACAATGGGGCCCGGGTGCTGACTCTCATTCGACGGGTAGACGCCCGGGTCACCAGCACGCCAGGCGTCGCCGTAGTCGGCAGCTGCCCGTGCCACCCGCTCGTCATCGTCGAGCTGGGCGCGCAGCCAGGTCACCAGGTCCGTCATGCAAGCCATCGTCTCACCAGGTCGGCTGCGTTTCGAGACAGTAACCGCCCACAGTCACGCGCCGGGCCGACCTTCGTCCCTTGGGCCCGGCGCGCCAACCTCCCGGAACCACGTCCCACCCCGCCGTACCCAACCCGGCTCCGTCGGCTTGCCGTCCGCCCCGTACTGGGCTGGCGTGTCCCACCAGTCGCCGCCCACCCGCCACGACCCGGCCAGGGCCTCGGCGGCCGCCTGGTCGTCACACAGGTACGCGCCGCCCCGCATGCCGGTGTGGTCGGCGAACCAGCGGCCGTCAGCCAGGTACCCGACGTAGATGTAGCGGCACCGGTACGACTCCGGCGGCGCACAACGCCACCCCGCCGTGCGGGTCACACCGTGCTGCAGGTGCAGCTGAACCCGATCCATCCGCCCATCGTCACAAGGAGCACCGATGATCAGCAAGTACGGCAAGGCCATCGCCGCGGTCATCACCGCTGCCGTCGTCGTCGCCTACCAGGCCCTGTCCGGCGACCAGCACATCGACGCCACCGAGTGGGTGTCCATCGCCGTCGCCGCGGTCACCGCCGTCGGGGTGTGGCTGGTCCCGCTCGCCCCCGCCGCGAAGTGGTCCAAGACCGCCGTCGCCGCGGTCCTCGCCGTCCTGCAGGTCCTCACCACCGCCATCCTCGGCGGCATCGGCGCCGACGAGCTCCTGTTGATGGCGATCACCGCGGCGGGCGCTTTGGGCATCTACGTCGCCCCGGCGATCTCCCGCCCGGACCGGGCGCCCGCGGTGGTCGTCACAGCCGGGGCGGACACGTAGGGAATCACCCCAGACCGGCCCGGATCATGGCTCACGTTTGAGCTGAGCGGCTTTGGCCCTCTGACCAGGCACAACGAAAGCGGCCCACCCTCATCGTGAGGGTGGGCCGCCTTCTTGCTGTGCTCAGGACGCGTCGCGCTGCACCGAGCGGATCTGGTTCCAGATCCGCCGGCCGATCCGCAGTCGCCGTCCGGTGCCTTTGCACCACCAGCAGTTGCGGAACACCTTGCCGTCCTTGCGGGAGTGCCGGCCGCTGCCGTCACAGCACCAGCAGTTCGCGAACGGCCACCACGCGCAGCCGCCGACATAGAAGATGGTCACCGCGGCGAGGATGCCGAGGCCGATCAGCGTTGCCTTCACGGGGGATCCTCCGGGTGAATGTTGGTAGCACGACCCGTGCTACCGGTAGCACGGGTGAGAGATCGCCGTGCTACCGGGCCGATGGCCTCTGAGCTGGGAAAACTCACGCAGGTAGCAAGTAGCGCGACTGCAGGCCCCCACCCTCGAAACGGCCCAGAGGGCGCTCCGGGGGGTGCGGGCCCGTGCTACCGCTACTTGCTCTCGACCTGCCGGCGCTGCATCGCCGCCTCAAGAGCGGCCAGGTCGAAGCCTTGACCCTTGCCCTTCTCGAAGTGCTTCGGGTCATGCACTGACTTGCCGGCCACACCCAGGTCGCGCAGCTGCGCAGAGATCGCCGCAGGGGTCAGATCGGCGTAGTGCTCCGGCATCTCCTGCGACATCCGGGCGGCCAGCTCCGGCCACGAGATCCGGGCTTCGCCGGCGTAGAACACCGACCGGGCGTCCGCCATGACGTCGCGAGCCAACCGCGCGGCTTCCTCGCCGATGGCGGCACCGGACAGCGTGCCGAGGCGCTCCCGGTGACGGCGAGCCGCGATGAGGATCTTCTCCGCGTCCCCGTGGTCAGCGAGGAACGTCCGGACCGTCGGAGTCAGGTCAGACGCCCCGTAGAGGATGCCGACACCGCGATAGTCCTTCGTCCCGTTCGTCCCGTCACCGATCGGCAGCGCGGACGCGTCGTAGCCCTCTGAGTAGGCGTCGCCGCCCAGCACGGCCTCGCTGACCAGGCGGTTGCCGCACCGCAACGCGAAGCGGACCTGGTGGTTGTCGCGGAACCGGTTGAACAGCCGCCCCACGTCGCCGGAGCCGACCCCGGAGGGCTTCTGTGAGCTGTCCAGCAGGATCACGCCGGCGGACGGGCCCTGCGCCATGATGCGGCCCCACTTGCCGGCGATCCGCTTGTTGTAGTCCTGGTCCTCGGTTTCGAAGTAGACCTGGAACTCCTCACCAGCCACCACCCACACCCGCAGGGCCGGGTACCGCGGGTCCCGGGCCAGCTCCTCGGTGAGCTTGCCTTCGGGGCACATCTCCACCGGCAGCGACGACAGGATGTCGTTGACCTCGGCGATGTGGGCGAGGACCTCGTCGAGCATTTCCTCCAGGTGGGTGAGCGGGTCGTTGTCGCGAGGGTTCGGGGCGTCCCCGACAACCCACCGGTGCGCGACCAGGCGGAACTTGTCGTAGTCGGAGCTCTTCTTCCCGTCCGCGCCGAGGATCTTCACCCACGGGTCGAGCGCCGCGAACAGCAGGATCAGCCGCACGAAGAACGTCTTGCCCCGGCGCGGCATGGCGCCGATCAGGATCGAGTTCCACAGCAGCGTCAGGGTGACGAGCCGGTCCCGCTCGTCCTTGCCGAGCCGGATCGCCCGCCAGATGTTGCGCTGCTTCAGGTCGAGCATGTCCGTGCGCCCGACCGGGATGGCCAGGGGGTCCTGGTCGGCGACGAACAGCTGATGGCGCCGCTCCGACGTCTTGTCCTTGGTGAGGAACACCTGCTGGGCGGTCACGTCCAGCCCCGAGGCGATCTTCTCCTTGACCTTGACCGCGTCGGCGAAGCAGCCGCCGAACGGCAGGTGGACGACGACCTGCGACCCGCTGTCCCTTTCGTCGCGCGACATCTGCGACCCGAAGTCGATGACCTGGTCAGGCTTGTTCGGGTTGCCCAGGTTGGCGGCGTAGTAGGCGCGCAGCACCACGTCGGAGTTGATGCGGCGCTGCGCGTGGGCGACCACCGCGGTCCGGACGATCGGCTTGTTCGCCGGCCGGCCCAGGTGCGCCAGCCCAGGCAGGGCGGTGAGGATCGCGAGGACGGTCACCCAGGTGGGCTGGTTCATCAGGACCACCACCACGACCACCGCGGCGACCAGCTCGGCGAGCAGGATCAGGCCGCGGAACAGGCGGATCGCCCGGGCCTTGTCGTGCAGCTTGTCCCACTCGGCGGCGTCGCCGTTGCTGGCGGCCTGCTGCCGCAGCTTCGACGACTCGTCCACCCACCACCAGCGGATCTGCCTGCCCAGCAGGGCAAACACGCCGACCAAGCCCCAGAACACGGCCAGGGGCAGGTACTGGAACGGCAGCCGCACCGCGTGCACGGCGGTGCGGTGCGCGGCCAGGTGGGTGTTGCGCTTGACGGTCTTCTTGATCCCGGCGACGGTGCGCAGGTTCGCCGGGATGATCGGCACCAGCTCGTGGGTGCGGGCGATCACGTCGACGAAGACGGGCGCCCGGTCGGGGCGCGGCTCGTCGTCGTCGAGGGCCAGGTCGTAGTGCGAGTCGTACGTCTGCGACCCGTCGGCGGGGACCTGCTCTGCCATCTCAGCCCTCCTTCCGTTGCGCTAACCGGTACTGTCGCCTGCGCGCGCGGGCGCATTGGCGGCACTGACGCCCACCGTTCGTCATGATCTTTGTATTCCTATCGTCGAACTCGTGACCGCGAATGCAGTGCGTCTTGGCTGCGTTGATCGCGGCCGGCGCGGTTCCGCGCAGGATGTTGGTCCGCTGGGTCGCTGGCTCAAGATGGTCGGGAGCGACGCACCAGGTATTGCCACAGAGGTGGTCCAGCGTGAGTCCTTGAGGGATCTCGGAGATCCACACCTGATAGGCGAATCGGTGAGCCAGGATCTGCCGATACACGTAACAGAAGCGGCCATACCCACAGTTGTTGAAGTGGCTGGTCCACCGCATACATCCGTTCGCGTCAGGTAACCGTATGCTCTTATGGAACCGGATCTTGTCCGCATGGTTCAGCCATCGGAGTTCAATCACGACTGGTGTGCTCCTCTGCAGTATCGGGAGGGTGGGGCGGGGCGCGACCGGCTGCCAGGCCGTGAGGGTCGCGCCCCGCGCGGAGCTACTTGCCGTCCCGCTCGCGCTTACCGTCGGGGCGGATCTTGTTGTGCTCGTAGACGGCGCCGCTCTTCTTCTCGATGCGGATATCGCCGTTCGGGTACTTCGTCTTCTTCACGGTCTTGTCGAAAATCGTCATCACTTGCCGCCCTTCTTGGCCTGCGCGGCCTCGCGCACCTCACGGGCGTAGCGGTCGGCCTTAGCCGCAGAGTCACCCATGGCCAGCGAGGCCCGGCGCTTCTCCTCAGCTACCTGATCGATGATTTTCTTCGTCATCACTTGCCGCCCTTCTTGGCCTGCTGCTTCGCGGCCTTAGCCCGTTCGGCGTCCCGCTTGTCCCAGTAGTCCTTCAGCGACATCGAGCCGCCTTTGTACTGGTCCCACGCGTCCTTCTTCGCCATCAGCGCTTCTTCCTTCCCAGCAGGCGGGCCAACGGGCCCTCGGTGAACGTGTGGATGGAGTACTCGTCGTAGCCGCGCAAATGCTTCGGCAGGGTCGTCTCGACCCGCTCCACCCGGCCGTTCTTCCCGACCCGGTGCCCGAACTCCCTCTTCGCCATCTACTTGCTCCCCTTCCTGCTGTCACGGCGCATCTCCACGACGGCCTTGACTGTCGCCGCAGGAACGCTTTTGCCCTGGTCTCGGTACTTGCCGACCCGCCGGTCGAGCTCCTGCAGCTTCCGGACCGCGTCGTCTCTACTCACCATCAGTTGCTCTCCTTGCTCTCGGAACGGGACAGGTGGCGCAGGGCGCAGCCCATGCCGAACACGGCCACCGGGATGCACGCCACCACCGTGGTGATCTCCCACGGGGCGTGCTCGATCCCCGCCGCGACCATCAGGTGGTAGGCGACCTGGCCGCCGGCGCCCAACACCAGGGATCCGATCGCGGACCACTTCGCGAACGTGCGGGCGACAGCCGGGACGGCCCCCGACAGCCAGATGTAGGTCGCGTACGCCGCGTACGTCTCGAGGCCGATCGGGAGGGTGATCGCGGTGTTCAGGGCGACGTCGTCGAGGATCCCCGGCAACGGGTGGACAACACCGAAACCGGTGAGCCTGCCCAGGTCCACCCACCCGGACCAGATCGCTACGAACGCGGGCAGGGCGAGGAGGAACACCGGCCACGTCCGCGGTGGGCTGGCCGGCTTCGGAAGCGGCCGGTCAACGGCGACGGCGGGTGTTTCCAGGACCGCGACCGGCGGGGCGGCGAAAGCCGGGACCGCCACCGGCCTGACCGGGCCCAGCGGGCGGTCCGAGATCGGGTCGGCGGGCCACTCGGACGGTGTTTCCACAACCCTGCTGAGGTGCGCAAAGTCCGGCCCGTGGTCGTAGAAGACCGGCGACGGCATGGGGCTGACCGGGTTGCCCCAGGAACGGGGCGGCAGCGGCCGGGCGGGGCGTTTCTGCGTCGCTGCGGCCGCGAGGCGGCGCATGTTCGTCCGGGCCTGCTGGCGGCGCCGCTGGCGGTCCTCGGTGAGGGCGTCGAGAACGGCCGCCGCCTTCGGCAGACCCACCCGCAGCTCCTTCATCAGGGTGCGCTTCGACAGCGGACCCGGGACCCGCCGGGCGACGTCCTTAGCCGCCGGCAGCAGCTCTTCAACCTCGGTGCTAAAAACGGTCATCAGTTCGCACTCCCTTGACGCAGGCGGCGGGTGTTGGCGGCGTGCTGCACAGCGAGGGCGTCCCTGGTGGTCTGGCGCTGCTTGGCAAGCTGGGCTTCGAGCTGCTTCTCATGCTTGATCTCCGCGTTGCGTGCCGCGAACATCTCGGCGCCACCACGGCGGCTCACGATGCGATCTCCTTGCGGCCTTGGGCGGCCTCGATGGCTTTGGCGGTCTGGCGGGAGTGGCGGACCACCGCGGAGCCCTGCGCCCACATCACGAACAGCACGGCGATGGACAGGCCGATCGCGGCCAGGGCGAGCAGCAGCATCACCGCGCCGGACGTCTGCCACCACGCGTTGGCGAACAGGCCGGCCATAACAGCGGTGATGGCCAGGGCGCCGGCGTTGCGGCGCAGGAAGGCGGTCATCGGTCGGCCGCCAGCGCCTCGGCGTGAGCCGCTTCGATCAGGGCCGCCTCGCCGTGGCCCATGTGCGGCGCCGCCGCGTTGATCTGCACGGCCTTGCGGTACATGGCGTCGCGCCAGTCCGCCCACTGCGCGCGCCCGGCCACCACGTCGCGGCCCGGCAGGATGATGTAGCCCAGCTCGGACGGCGACGGCGCGTCGTCCGGCCAGCTGTTGATGCAGGACCAGCAGTAGCCCTCCCCACGGCCACGCTCGTCCGGGTCGACGATGACGTCGCACTCGTCGGCGCCGCAGCCGCAGCACCCGTCAGCGGGGGATGGGACGTGCCGGCGGTCCTGCAGGACTCGGCCGACGATCGTGCCGGCGGTGAGCACCAGCAGGCTGGCCAGGATGACGAGGGGCAGGTAGGTGGTCATCGGGTGCCCCGATCGGCTGCCCTGCGGGCGTCCGCGGCCGCGTCGAGCAGGCGCTGCCGGCATCCGGCGTCGCTGCTGAGCTTGGCCTGGGCCTCGGCGTCATCGGCGGCGCGGCGGAGACGGTCGATCTGGTCCTGGTTCATGCGAGGACACCTCCGAGGATTCCGTGGGGGCTCACCGCGGCGCACCACGCCAACACGGTCACGACGGCGGTGAGGCGATACACGAAGCGATTGATTGCAGCGGCCACTGCGGGCCTCCTTGGGTGGGGCTTGTTTTTGTCTTGCGTGAGACGTTAACGTAGGCCGAGACAGCAACGTGTGTCAAGTGAGACAGGGGTGATAACGTGACCGCCGTGCCAAGGCCGGTAACGAAGCTGACCGACGACCAGCGGAAACTCCTCGCGGAAGCGATCAAGGCCGCAGCGGAATCCGACCGGGCTGAGCGGGAAGCCGAGCAGATCAAGGACGCGGCCTGGCAAGCGATCCTCGCGGCGCGCAACGCCGGCGTCCCCGACGACCTGCTCTGCAAGCAGACAGGGTTCAGCCGGGCAACGCTCAACCGGAAGTTCGGCACCCGCCCAGACGGCGCGGACGAATAGCTCCACAACGACAGCGGCCCCCGACCTGCGATAGGTCGGGGGCCGCTTTGTCGTGCGCGCGGTTACGGCGTTGGCGACGGCGACGGCAGGACCGAGCCCAGGCCGCCCATCACAACGAACACGATGATCGGCCCGACGAACAAATACCCGAGGACCAGCGCCGCGATCGCCATCCCGCGGCCGCTCTTCGCTCCCGACTTCGTATCGATCAAGGCGGCATGCCCGCAGATCACCGCGATCACGCAGGGGATCGCGAACATGCACCAGCCACCGAGCGCCCCGATGATGCCGAAGATCAGACCGGTGACAGCCCACCCGGACGTCGGCGGACCCTGCACCACCACGACCTGCTGCTGCGGGATGTACGGCCCGGGCGGGTACTGCTGCTGCCAGCTGTCCTGCGGCGCCGGCGACTGCGGGACCGCCACCTGGGCGTACGGGTCGGGCTGGTCCTGCGACTGCTGGTACGGGTGATGGCTCATCGGGCTCCTCGCGGTCCTGGACTGGGATGCGGCCGGGACCGCCAGCCCAGTGCCGAACCCGGCCGCCCGACCACCCTGCGCGACTCCCAGCCTGTTCCCAGGAAGGCGCGGCGGCCACTCGGATGATCGGCGAAGCGGAATGCCCGAAAGGGCACCCTAAGAAATTGCCCTCTAGGTATTCGGAACGGTCCTGCTGAGTAGCCAATAAACGATACGTCTGGCCATTCTGCGGAAACTCGAAACTCGTTCGGGTGACATGTCGTTGATCAGTCATGGGACTGATCCGGGCAATCATCTACGTCGACGGGGCCCTCGACCACAACACCGCGAAACGGCGGTGCCTGGACCACGTCCAGGCCCGCGGCTACCAACTCGTCAGCATCGTCGAAGAGACAGACGACGACGTCAGCCACTGGCGTGGAGCATTCGCCGCGCTCGCCACCGGCCACGCCGACGTCCTCGTCGTCGCCACCCGCGCCGACCTGCCCACCGACCAGTTCCCCCGCGTCGAAGTCGCCGGTGAACACACCCCCGAGAACGGGCCGGCCCAACGTAGGCCCCGACGCAAATAGCGCGCCCGCCCCCTTGCCGAGGGGCAGGCGCGCTATTTTGAGGAACAAGGTTCGAGTCCTCAGCAGGGGCCAGGGCTGAATGTGGGGAGCGTCTGGATAGCAGCCAGACGCTCCTCGTTCGTCACCAGGGTGTAGATCGCGGTCGTCGTCGGCGACGAATGCCGCATCAGCTCCTGAGTACGGCGGATGTCCTTCGTCGTGCGGTACAGATTCGTGCCGTACCAGTGCCGCAGTCGGTGCAACCCCACCCCCGGCATGCCGAGGTGACGCCGGAAGTAGACCGCCGTGCGGATGCTGACCCACTTCGCGTTGGCCGGCTCCCCCACGTCATTCCATGCCACCGGCCCCCTGGGCAGGTCTTTCACGGCGTCCCAGATCGCCGGATGAGTGGGCAGCACCCCCGGTCGCCCACCCTTCCCGGCCAGAACGAGCAGGTTGTCCTCGGTGATGTCCTGCCTACTCAGACCGGCGATCTCGATGGACCTCAGGCCGGCATAGGCGCCGAAGAGCGCCCAGGTCCGATAGGGCTCGGCAGACTCGGTAAGAATGCGACGCAGCTGGGCGTCAGAAACAGGCCTGGGTAGGCCCCGAGGGCTCTTTGGGCGGGGCAGCAGCGCGGACGGGTCGAAGTCGAGCTTCGGGTCGTACGGGTTACATGCCCACACGAAGAACGCGCGAACGGTGCCGTAGTACGCCTCGCGCGTGGCTGGCCCGAAGCGGTCTTGGTAGACCCAGGCGGACAGCTCGACGGAGGTAGCAGCTTCGATGCCGTAGGGCATCGCCGCGTTAATCCGCCCGAGGATTCCTTCACGGTGGGTGATGGTGCGCGGTGAGCTGTTGCGCTTCCGCAGCCACTCCAGATATTGGTCGATCAGTGGACTCATGCTGGTCATGCTGCGTTTACGGGGACGCAACAGGGAAGAGGTCACGAGACCCGCTCAAAAGCGCCGAACGGTTGCGAGGGGGACGACTCGATACGAGCCGGGCGGCGCATGGTGGGGATCATGCGTGAGGCCGCGGCCAGGACCTTCGAGGGGTTGACGCTCGGATGATCGGCGATCGGCGCTTCTCGATCGGACAATGCAAGGTTCGCCACCGTATCTTTCACGCCTGTCCCTAACAACTCCGCCACGGTGACGTTCAGCTCACGGGCAATGATTTCGAGATCGTCGAGGTCAAGGGGCACCTCGCCGGTCATGCGCCGCGACAGATAGGTCTGCCCGACCCCCATGCGGGTGGCGAGCTTTGCTGCGCTCATCTTGCGGCGCGCCAGGAGCGCCCGGATCTCCTCGGCGGCCTGCTCGCGCAGGCGGCCCGTCTGCTCAGCAGGACGTTGTGTGGTCATGCCGACAGTGTCGCCCGCTGACCGGCACAAATCAATGATCGGCGGGCCACCGGATCATCACATCGGGTGACCATCCCGCTGAGCGGCTAGACAAACCTCCCGCTGAGCGGGTAGACATAGCGACATGCAGCAGAACAAGCCGATCAGCAGCACGGACCAGGCTATCGCCGGTGCCGTCCGCGCCGTCATGGCGCGCCGCAAGGTCTCCCAGTCGAAACTGTGGGGCCTGATCTACCCCCAGACCAGCTGGTCCCGGTCGGCCCTCAACCGCCGAATCCAGGGCGACCTGGCCCTGACCCTCGGCGACGTCGCGGTCATCGCCGCGGCGCTCGAGGCCGACCCGACCCAGATCGTCAGCGAAGTCCTCGCCGAGCAGCCGTGGATCGAGACCCAAGAGCTCGTCGGGTCGGTGGCGGCATGACCGACCTGGCCGTCTTCACCTACTCCAACCTCGACGTGCGGACCGTCGTCCGAGACGGCGAGCCGTGGTTCGTCGCCGTCGACGTCTGCGCCGTCCTCGGCGTAGCGAATCCGACCGACGCCGTTCGATCCCTCGACGACGACGAGTACGAGCTCGTCCCCGCTGCCCTCGTTAGTAGCGAGGGCAGGCCGCAGGACCTCCTCAACGTCGTCACCGAGTCCGGGCTCTACTCGCTGATCCTGCGGAGCCGCAAGCCCGAGGCGAAAGCCTTCAAGCGCTGGATCACCCACGAGGTCCTGCCGGCTCTGCGCAAGACCGGACGGTACGAAACGGCGCCCGCGATCCCGCAGACGTACGCCGCAGCCCTGCAACTCGCCGCAGACCAGGCCCGCCAGATCGAGGCCCAGTCCGAGGAGCTCGCCGTCGCGGTGCCGAAGGCTGACGCCTGGGACCACCTGGCCAGCGCCGCCGGCGACTACGCGGTGGCCGACGCGGCGAAGATTCTGTCCCGCCACCCGCTCATCAAGCTGGGCCGGGACCGGCTGTTCACCCTGCTGGCCCGTGACGGCTGGTGCTACCGCCGGCAGATCGACAACCGGTGGACCGTCTACCAGCGCGCCGTCGACTCCGGCTGGGTCACCGAGCTGGCCAGCTCCCACTACCACCCGCGCACCGGCGAGCTGGTCCTCGACGCCCCGCAGGTCCGGATCACCGCCAAGGGCCTGGGTGAGCTGGTCAAGCGTTTCGGCGCCGGCGAGCAGACGACGATCGAGGCCGCCGCATGAGGACCAAGACCCGCAACATCCTCGACATCAGGCCCGGCATGGTCATCCGCTGCGAGTTCAGCACCCGCAGCGAGCTCCGCCAGGTCGCCGCCGTCAAGCACGGACCCTGGGCCTACAGCCGTCAAATCACCTTTACCGACGGCACCAGCCAGACCTACAGCCGCCTCTTCGATTTCCACGTCGTCCGCGGCAAGGCGGCCCGTAACGCCGTCAGGATCCGTGCCGCCGGCCTGCCGCGGCCGACCGCGCTGGAGTCCGTGTTCGCGCTGCTCGGCGGCTACGGCCACGCGCTTCTGACCGCTGGTGCCCGATGACCGACCTCGTCGACCTGGCCCCATGGCCCACGTCGCGGATGTTCGCCGACAACAACGTGGTCGCCCACCTCGCCGTCATGGCGTACCTGAAGCTGCGCCGTGACCTGCCCGCCCTGAACGCCGCGTGGATCGCCGCCAGCGCCCCCAAGGCCGGGGAGCTGCGGGAACTGTTCCTCGCCACCCAGCAGGCCGCCTACGCCGAAACCGCGGTGGTGCAGCTGCTCATGGCCGGCGGCGGGCGCCGCGCCGTCTACGACACGTACCCGGCTGACGGCGACGACCTGGGCGTGCACGTCGACCGGCTCACCGACCGCCTCGAGGGGTGGCTCATCACGTTGGGCCTCGACCCCGAGGCCGTGCTCACCGCGCACGACGCGGCGTCCTGAACCACCAACCACCCGGGAGGGAACACCCATGTCCACACCTGTCCTGAACCTCGACACCCTGCACCTCGACAAAGGCAGCCACCCCGACCGGGAAGCCGGGATGTGCCTGCTCGAGGCGGCCGCGTTCATGGCCGGCGAGCACCACTCCGACAGCCCGAGTTGTGTGTCGTCGGTGCTGGGATCGTTCGGCCGCAGCCTCAACGACCGGCTCGACGACACCAAACGGCAGCAGCTCAAGCCGATTCTGCCCAGCCTCCTCAACACCGCGGGCGACGGCCTCGACGAGCAGCGCGGCTACCTGGCCCTGGACTGGCTGATCCGTACGTACACCCCGGCGTGGCTGGACCTGGCCGGCCTTACCGCCGAAGCCACGGAGCTGCGCGAGCTGCGCCGCATCGTCGACCTCGCCACCGCCCAGGCCGCAGGGCCGGTAGTGCGCGCCGGACAGACAAAGGCGGCCGCCGCTTGGGCCGCCGCTTGGGCCGCCGCTGGGGACGCCGCTGGGGACGCCGCTTGGGACGCCGCTTGGGCCGCCGCTGGGGACGCCGCTCGGGACGCCGCTGGGGACGCCGCTCGGGCCGCCGCTCGGGACGCCGCTCGGGCCGCCGCTCGGGCCGCCGCTCGGGACGCCGCTTGGGCCGCCGCTCGGGACGCCGCTTGGGCCGCCGCTTGGGCCGCCGCTGGGGCCGCCGCTGGGGACGCCGCTTGGGCCGCCGCTCGGGACGCCTTGAAGCCGACCGTCACCCAGCTCCAGGACAGCGCCATCGACCTGTACCGCCGCATGGCCGCCCCGGCGGCCTCCTGATCCCCGGCCCGGGTTGGGCGCAGCCCACCGCACGGCCACCCGACCCGGGCCGGTTCCGACCACCCGCAACAGCAAGCAGCGCCCCCGGCCCGATCTGACAGGACCAACCGAGGGCGCTACCCAACCAAGGGAGATCGTAATGCCCCCCACCGAACCGACCGCAGACGCCTGGTCCGTCGAAGCGATCGCCGGCCGACTACGCCCGCACTGGCACACCGGCGGCAACGTCTACGCCGCCGCGATCGGCGCCATCGAAGGCGTCCACCTCGGCGCAGGTTTCACCACCGCCGAGCAGGCCCGCATCACCCTCAACGTCCTCGCTGCCCTCGACGAGGTCACCGCCGAGCCCCGCGAAACGGGTGCGCTGTGACCACCGCCGCCGGCTACGTCATCACCTACCTGCGCGAAGGCCACAAGAAGCCGTCCCACCTGCACGTCGGCGCCGGGCACCTCGTCCAGCAGGTCCGCGCGTGGACCACAAACCACACCGGCCAGCACGACCACCTACGGGTGCGGCTCAACGCCACCACTGGTGTCGGTTTGGTCAAAGCGGGCGGGGAAGTCCTGGCCCGGTTCACCGTCACCGCCCACGCCTACGGAGCGCCCATGACCCACGACCACGCCGAACCTGCCGCCCTGGTCCGCACCGAGGCGGAGATGCGCGCCGACAACCGGCTCGCCAAGTACGACGGGAACGACCTCACCCAGGCTGAGATCACCATCGAGGTGGCCGCCGACCTGGTCGCCGAGGCGCACACCGCCCTGCAGGCGTACCGGCGCCGGAAGCGGTCCATCTGATGGCCACCACCGAACAGGCCGTCTACGACACCGCCGTGGAACTGGTCAAAGCCCGCGAAGCGCTGCTGGACGCCGGCCTCATCGGCGCCGCAACCCAAGGCCACCGGGACAGGGTCGCCACCGCCGACCAGGCGTGGACCGCCGCCCGCGACGGGCGCCTCGAAGCCGGGCGGGTGACCAGGTGATCCCCCTCGACCCGTACGTGGTCATCGCGATCCTGCTCGCGCCCGGCCTGCTCGTCGCCCTCGTCATCGTCAGCGTCCTCCTAGTCGTCGTGCTGCACCAGGCCGACCAGGTCGTCGACGAGCACGACCTGGCCGTCGACGCCTACGACGAACTGCACCAGGTGCACCTGTCCGCCATCCGGCAGCACCGCGCCGACCGGCGCTCCCTCGACACGTTCCGCGACTTCTTCGCCGCCGACGTCGACGCCCTGCTCCCCGCCCAACGCCAACCAGGCAAGGACGAACTCTGATGAGTACCCACGTATTTGGACATGGCAAGACCGTCTCGATCGAGGTCGAGTCGCCCGACAAGGGCAAGGTCCTGGTCGGCGACGCCGACGTCAGCGGGATGGTCCGGAGCTTCGACTTCAGCGCAGGCGTCGGGCAGATGCCCACCCTGCACCTGGACCTGGGCGTGCACGACGCGACCCGGATCGAAGCCGTCGGCGTGGAAGTCGCGATGACCGGGCGTACCCGCGACCTGATCATTGCGGCTGGCTGGCTGCCGCCGGAGGCCCGCGCTCGGTTCGTGGAGCTCGCCGACAACTTCGACATCTCCGGTGACGTGCCTGGCGCTGGGGACGGCGTCCGGGAAGTGCTCACCGAGCTGGCCGCTGACGAGGTCACCGGGGGTGCTCGTGGCTAAGCCTGATTCAGCTGCGGCCAAGATGCCGCTCGGCACGCGAATCCGTGCCGGCGGCCTGCTGCTCACCCTCAAGCACGGCCGCAAGCCCTGGCGCTCGATAGGCGGCGCCCGTTTCTCGCACGCACAGGTCGACGAGGCCCTCGCCGCCGGAGTCGCCGTGGTCGCAGAGCAGGAGAGCTGACATGCCCGTGCGTAATGACGAGAAGACCAAGACGATCCGGCTGACGCCGCCGCAGATCGAACTCCTGACGGACATCGCGACCAGACCGCAGATGTACTACAGCACGTACTCGCGGTGGGCCAAGACCGGCGCGGTCCTGGTCCGGCACGGACTCGCCGACGAGTCCTACGTCGGAGCGGGCAGCACGGAAATCGTCATCACCCAGGCGGGTCGCGATGAGGCTGCCCGCCGTGGCATCGGTGTTACCCGTCCGCAGCCCGTGGTTGAGCTCACGCCGCACTGGTACGTCAGCGGACCCAACCGGCGGTGCGCCGCGGCGGGCTGCGGTAAGGCGCCGCACGCCAAACTCCACCGAACCAGCGAAGTGCTCGCGCTGGCGGATACCGCGCCGAATGGCTCGGACGGCGGTGACGTCCGATGAGCGGCGACAACGTGATCGTTCGGACCTGCGGCCCGGACGGCTTGTGCTCGCTGTGCGCTGGCGAGGACCGGACCGGTAACGACGGCTGTGGCTCGTACTTCCAGGCCAGCACGCTGCCCGAGTGTGGCGGTTGGTTCAGCGGTGAGCACCGCCCAGGGTGTGAGCGGGTGGTGCCGTCCACCGACGATCCCGCGTCGGCACGGATGCGCGACCTGGCGCTTGACCGGGCTGAGCGGGTTACCGGTTCCAATCCCGCAGGTGGCGCGTGATGGCCGGCTGGAAGACCAACTACGACGACTTCGACGAGGTCATCGTCCTGCGCGTCGTCTGCGGCGAGCGCCTCGGCACCCCCATCCCGGCCGCCGAGGCAGCCGAGGCGGTCCGTCGCCTGGCTCAGCGGGGCTACGACGACGGCCAGATCGCGTACCGGCTCGGCTTCCGCCGGCGGTCCGTCGTCCGCATCCGGCAGCGCCGCGGCATCCCCGCCGCCCTGCCGGTCGGCAGCAACCACTACGACCGCCTGGTCGACGCCCCGTCACGAGCAAGGAGCGCCGGATGACCACCGAACCGACCGACGAGATGGTGCAGCTGGCCGTCAAGACGTTCCTGGATGCGCCCGGAACCAACATCGTCGAGATCGACGCCGCGATGCGCGCAGCACTCCTCGCTGCGTACCGCCAGGGCCGCCACCACTCGCAGTACGAGCTGTGTCCTCGGTGCAGCGCCCAGCTAGCAGCCGAGATCAGCGAGCCGCAGCCAGGTATCAACCCGCGCCAGGCTGCCTACGACGCGGTCTTCGCCGTGATCCGGCAGCACCCGCCGCGGTCGACGGACGGCTACAACCAGGCCGCCGAGAACGGCCGGATCTGGCTCGCCGTGGAGGCCGCGCTAGACGCCGTGGTCATCGTCCAGCTGCCGAGCAGAACTACTGCTACGAGCCCCGCACCGGACCCGTCATGAGCGGCCCGCAGACCGGCGACGTCATCCTCATCGGCCCCACCGCCGGCGCCCAATTCGCCGGCGGCCGCCACCTCATCATGCGCGTCAGCAAAATCACCGCCTCGAAATCCTGGGACGGCATGGCGTGGATCGACGGCTACGTCCTCAACCCGCAAGGCGTCGCTACCGAACGCCGCGAGGTGTACGTCCAGGTCAACGGCCTACGCCCCGTCGCCAGGGCCGCCAACCGCCACGCCGAAACGGTCAACGGCGGCCCCCGCCTGCCCCGGCAGCGCATCACCACCACCACACCACGACCCACCGGGAGCACCCGATGACCAACCAAGGGCCCTGCACCGCCCGAACCCACGGCACCGCCAACGACTACCGCCACCACGGCTGCCGCTGCCCCGAAGCCCGCAAACTCGAAATGGCCCGCAAAGCGAAGTACGAGGTCGCCCGCACCAACCGCGACCGCGACCGGCCACCACCGCTCAGCGCCATCATCCCCGCCGCACCCGCCTTCATGACCAACCCCGCCCGGGCCTGCGCCGCCCCCGGCATCAACCCCGACCTGTTCTTCCCTGACCGCGGCGACAACCCGAAACCCGCCCAGAAGATCTGCCGCAAATGCCCCCTGCGGGCCGAATGCGCCGACTGGGCCATCGAGACCGGGCAGGCCCACGGCGTCTGGGGTGGCACCACACCGCCGCAACGCCGCCTGCCCATCCTCAACCGGCGCAAGGTGCGGGTGAACGCATGAGCGTCGACCTCATGGCCGGGCTCGCCGGACCAACCGAGCCCCCGTCCACCATCACCGAGCTCCGCCAGGTCCTCATCAACTTCGAAGCCAACCGGCCCCGCTCCATGCAAAAGGAACTCGGCCCGTCCGAGCTGGGCACCCCCTGCCAGCAGCAGATCGCCCGGAAGCTGGCCGGCGCACCGCAACGGCCGATCACCGAGCCCACCTGGGCGCCGTTCCAAGGCACCGCCGTCCACGCCTCCATGGAGGACGTCGTCGCGTTCTGGAACAAGCAGGAAGGGCGGGAACGGTGGCTGGCCGAGGACCGCCTCACCGTCGTCGGGGCGTGCCCGGACGCCGACGGCAACCCGTACCTGCCCGCCGTCGAAGGCAACGGCGACGCCTTCGACCTCGACCACCACATGGTCGTCGACTGGAAACACGTCGGGACCACCGCCCTGACGAAGCTCCGCACCGCGAAACGCCTCGGCAAACCCGCCAAGGAGCAGATCTCCCAGGTGTACCGCGTCCAGGCGCACCTCTACGGCATGGGCCACGCCAACAAGGGACGCCGCGTCGACCACGTCCGCCTGGTCCTGCTCGCCCGGTCCTGGAAGTACGACGACTCCGACGAGTGGACCGAGCCGTACGACGAACGCATCGCCCAGTGGGCCATCGAGCGCTACTACGACGTCGTCGGCATGGTCCACGAACTCGACCTGACCAACCACCCCGACCAGGTCGCCCTGATCCCAGCCGCGCCCAGCAACGACGCCTGCGGCTTCTGCGCCTACAAACGCCCAGGCCAACCCTCCGACTTCGGAGGCTGCGCCGGCGACGAAGCGGCCACCGAACGGCGCATGGACCGCCTCACCGACGGGCTCATCGCCCGCTGAACTCCCACAGCAACCCGCCGTGGACCACAAGGAAACCAGCAGTCCAGGACAGAAGGAGCACCACGTGGAAGCGAACGACCTGCTCATGGGCGGCGGCATCAAGTCCGCCGCATTCCCCGACCAGCAGTACGGCCACACCGTCGCCGGGACCATCGTCCGGCCGCCCCAGGTCCGCCAGCAGACCGACTTCGACACCGGCAAGCCCAAGGTGTTCGACAACGGCGACCCGATGATGCAGATCGTCGTGCAGGTCCAGACCGACCTGCGCGACCCCAACGACAGCACCGACGACGGCGTCCGCGCCTTCTACCTCAAAGGCCAGATGCAGGCCGCCGTCCGCGACGCCGTCCGCGCCGCCGGCGCCAAGGGCCTCGAGCCGGGCGGGTTCCTCGCCATCCGGTACGAGAAGGACGAGCCGAACAGCCGCGGGCGCGGCAAGGACAAGAAGGTCTACGCCGCGAAGTACACCGCCCCCGCCGCCCAGCAGGCCAACGACGCACTCATGGGTGCCACACCTCCCGCCGCGGCAGCAGTTGCGCCGCCGGCCGCCGACATCAACGACGTGCTCGCCCAGCTTCCGCCGGAGCAGCGGGCAGCACTGCTGGCCCAGGCCAGCAAGGCGGCGGCGAGCGCGCCCCCGTTCTGAGTCCGGTCCGGTGCTTCGCGTCGCCCACCAGCAGCCCCCGCTACTGGTGGGCGGCCCCAGACACCGGAACACCCACAGCATTCCGACCCGACGAAGAGCCGGAGCACGAACATATGAACGAGGTCTTGACCGCAGCGCTCACCTGGCACGACCAGGGGTACTGCGTCTTGCCGACCCGCACCGACGGGTCCAAGGCGCCCGACGTCACGACCTGGAAGGCATACCAGAACGAAGCACCCAACCGGCAACGCGTCGAAGCATGGTTCGCCGACGACCACCCCGGCGTCGGCGTGCTCTGCGGCGCCATCAGCGGCAACCTCGAAATGCTCGAGCTCGAAGGCCGCGCCGTCACCGAAGGGGCCCTCGCCGACCTGCAACACCTCATCGAGCAGTCCGGCCTCGCCGACCTGTGGCTGCGCATCACCCGAGACGGATACACCGAACGCACCCCATCCGGCGGCCTGCACTTCCTCTACCGAGTCGACGGCACGCCGGTTCCCGGCAACACCAAGCTCGCCAACCGGCCGGCCACCGACGCCGAGCTGGAGGCCAAGCCGAAGGAGACGGTCAAAGGCCTCGCCGAGACGCGCGGTGAAGGCGGATACGTCGTCGTCGCCCCGTCCCACGGCCCCACCCACCCCAGCGGCAAACCGTGGGAGCTGGTGCACGGCGGACCCGGGCAGGTCGCCACCATCACCGCCGACGAACGCGAGCAACTACACCGCCTGTTCCGCTGCCTCGACAAAATCCCCGTCGTCGAGCCTGCGCCGGCCCGGCCCCTGCAGGTCGTCCGCGGCACCACCGACGGCGCCACACCCGGCGACGACTTCGAAGCCAAGGTGCCCTGGGACGACCCGATGCTGCTCGGCGGCGCCGGGTGGCGGCCAACATTCAGCCAAGGCCACGTCACGTTCTGGCGCCGACCCGGCAAGGACACACCAGGCGTGTCAGCCACCACCGGCAAGGACCCGGCACGCGACCGGCTCTACGTGTTCAGCTCCGCCACCGAGTTCCCCACCGAAACACCCATCACCAAGTTCGGCGCGTACGCCCTGCTCCACCACGCCAACGACTTCAAGGCCGCCGCCCGGGAACTCCGCCGGCTCGGCTACGGCGCGCCCCTGCCCAGCCCGTCCGAGCAGCAACGCGCCGCGATCGCCGACCTGGTCCCCGACGTCGCCGAACGCACCATGAGCTCTGTCGACGGCAACACCGTGCGGGTCCTCGCCGAACCCAAGGCCAAGCCCCAGTTCTTCGGCGCCACCCAGGACGGCATGGCCCGCGCCCTCGTCGAACACCACGGGCACGAATTGCGCTACGTGCCCCAGCGCGGCAAATGGCTGGCCTGGGACGGGCACCGCTGGCAGTGGGACGACAACGAACGCCACCGCGAGCTCACCCTCGGCCTGGCCCGCCACCTGCCCGAAGACGACAAGGACTGGAAACTGTTCCGGCGCAGCATGCTGTCGTCGGCCGGCGTCACCGGCGCTACCCGCCTCGCCCAGTCCAACGCGAAAATCGTCGTCGGCTTCGACAAGCTCGACGCAGACCCGTGGGTGCTCAACACCCCCGGCGGCATCATCGACCTGCGCACCGGCGAGCTCAGCCCGCCCGACCCGGCCGCCCTGTGCACCAGGTCGACCAGCTGCGCCCCCGACACCGACGCCGACCCGCGCCGGTGGCAGGAGTTCCTCGCCGACACGTTCGGCGCGGACCAGGCGCTCGTCGGCTACCTGCAACGCCTGCTCGGATACTCGGCTGTCGGCGTCGTCGGCGCCCACGTCCTCCCGTTCGCCCACGGCTCCGGCGGCAACGGCAAAGGCGTCTTCCTCGAGGCGCTCGCCGGGGTGCTCGGCGAGTACGCCACCAGCGCCCCGAACGGCTTCCTCATGCAGCAGCCGTTCCCCGGCCACGACACCGAGATCGCCCGTCTCGCCGGGGCCCGGATGGTGATCTGCTCCGAGGTCAACGAGGACGACCGGTTCGACGAAGCCAAGGTCAAGATGCTGACCGGTGGCGACACCCTCACCGCCCGGTTCATGCGGCAGGACTACTTCACCTTCCAGCCCACCCACCAGCTCTGGCTGATGGGCAACCACCAGCCCGCTGTCCGATCCGGCGGCCGATCGTTCTGGCGCCGGCTACGCCTCATCCCGTTCGACCACGAAGTACCCGAGGACAAGATCGAGGACGACCTGCAGGGCAAGCTCATCCGCGACCACGGCCCCGCCCTGCTCGCCTGGATCGCCGCCGGCGCGGCCGCCTACCACCGCGGCGGCCTGGGCGAGCCCGACAGCGTCAAGGCCGCCACCGCTGAGTACGCCCACGACCAGGACTCCGTCGCCCGGTTCGTTGAGGAGTGCTGCCGGGTCGGCGGCGGTGCCCATGTCACCACCAAGGTCGCCAAGGTCCGCGAGGCGTACGAAGCGTGGTGCCAGACCGAGGGGGCGAAGCCCGTCACAGCGAAGCGGCTGACGATGGACCTGGACCGCAAATTCGGGGTCACCGGCCACCGCACCAAGGCGGCCCGGATGTACTCCAACATCACCGTTCTGGCCGACGGAAACCTGTCACCCGATTCTTCGAACCTGTCACCCGATTCTTCGAACCTGTCACCCGGGCGCGAAGAACAAGGCGGGTGGTGACGTCCATGGCCTCCACAAACCTGTCACCCCTGACCACCCCCCACAAACCTGTCACCTGCCACCTGAGCTGCGCAAACGCCTCAGCGATCCAGGTGACAGGTGACAGGTGTGACAGGTTTCTGAACTTATCGAAAGAACGTGCGCACACACATGCATGCACATGTCCGGCGAACCTAGAAAACCTGTCACCTGTCACCCGGAGCCCTCGATGACCCGCCGGATCGGCCACTCGCTGGAGACCAGCCCGGCCATCGCGAAGCCCTGCCCGCGGTGCCGCCGGCCGTTGCTCACCGGGCTGGCCGAGGGCATCCACGCCTACGTCGACATCACGCCACTCACCCCCGCCGGTGAGATCGCCGCCGTGCTCGCCGGGCGACAGACCTACACCCTGCGCCGCACCGGGCTCATCCAGCGCGACGCCTACCGCCGCGCCGACCCGGCGCTCGCCAGCCCAGTCCTCGCCCAGCACGACTGCCTACGGAGGACCGCATGACGCCCATCGTGATCGGGCTCGACCTCAGCCTCACCGGCACCGGGGTGGCCAGCACCGCCGGCTGGACCGACGTCATCCGGCCGGCCGCCAAGCAGCGCGGCCACTACCGGCTGCAGCACATCAAGGCCACCATCCTCGAGCTGATCCCCGCCGACGTCGCCCTGGTCGTCGTCGAAGGCCCGTCCTACGGCAGCCAGGCCGGGCAGGCTGGGCACCACGAGCGGGCCGGCCTGTGGTGGCTGGTCACCCACAGCCTGTGGAAAACCGATGTGCCGTTCGCCGTGGCCAGCCCCACCGCCCGCGCCAAGTACGCCACCGGCAAGGGCAACGCCGGCAAGGCCGACGTGGTCCGTGAGACCACCCGGCGCTTCGACTGGTTCACCGGCGGCGAAGACGAGGCCGACGCCCTGGTCCTCGCCGCCATGGGCGCCGACTGGCTGGGCCACCCGCTCGCCCCACTGCCCGCCACCCACCGCCAGGCCCTGGACAAGGTCCAATGGCCGGAAGGCCTCAACGTGCCTGCCACCGAGGACCCGCTCAGGCCGTTCAGGGACGAGCGGCTGCCCCGTGGGGTCACCGTGGACACCATCACCGCCACTGAGGCGCTCTGATGGGCTCTCAGCGGGCCACACCCGACCAGTGGACGCCCCTGATCGAGGACCGGCTGCGGTTCTTCCTCGGCACCGACCCGCTCATGGGCGACGGCTACCAGCCCGCCGTCGAGTTCGGCATCGACCCCGATTTCGACCCGGAGCACGGCCTGTCGCTGCTCGAGGTGCGCACCCGGGCGTCCATGCCGGCCGGGTGGCGGCTGCAGTTCCTGTTCGGGCGCCGCATGTACCTGCCGCTGGTCGGCGAGGAGCTGCGCCTGATCGACACCGCCCAGTTCCGCCTCGAAGGAGACACCCGGTGAGCCAGAGCCTGTGCACGACCTGCCCGCGCCCGGTGCCCGACACGGCGTACGGGTGCGTCCGCTGCGGGGTCGACCTAGCCGGATGGCTCGGCCAGTTGGCCGGGATCGTCCACGAGCTGGACGTCACCGTGTCCCGGCAGGACCGGCTCGGCTCCGGCGGCGCCCGCGGGACCGGTGCGGAGATCCCACTGCCGTACAACCCGCAGGCCGCTGAGCGGGCCGCTGCGGTCCTGGGGGAGCTGACCACGTGGGCGAGGCACGTCAGCGAGCAGACGGGCCGCAGCGTGCCCCGTGGGCATGCTGGAGCGGCCGCGGCGTCCGTGCTCGCCGGGTCCGTGAAGTGGCTTCGCTACCAGCAGGCCTGGGCTGAGGCTCATGCCGCCCTGGCCCCGCTGCTGCGCATCACCCTGCGGATCATCGACCGGCCCGCCGACCGGGTCTACCTCGGACCCTGCGGCCATACCCCGGACGGCGAGACGAAGGCGTGCGCGGAGGACGTCTACGCCGCGCCCCGAGCCGCCACCGGTGAATGCCGCGGCTGCGGCGTCGTGCACCAGGTCGCCGGCGCGCTGCAATGGATGCGCGACCAGCTCGACGACCGGCTCGCCCGACCCGTCGAGATCGTCGGCCTGCTGCGTCGCTTCGACGAGAAGCTCAGCTACTCGGTGATCACGAAGTACATCCGGCAAGGCCGGCTCGTCGCCCACGGGCATGATGCTGACGGCCGGGACCTGTACCGCATCGGTGACGTCATCGCCTTGAAACGCGAGGCCACCACGGCTGCGCCACGCCGGAGCGAGGTGCTTGCGCAACCGAGGCCGTAGCGCTAGGTTCTGCGATCATCCGATCTTTATCGGACACCCAGTCTTCGTTGACCGCCCGCCCAGCATTGCTGAGGCGGGCGTTCTGCTGTCCGAGGGTGGTGACCATGCCCGCCAAGGATCTAGTCGCAGCAGCCTGCATAGGCGCTGTGTTGGCGCTGATCATCGCCAGCCTGACGTTCCCGCTCATCTTCGGCTGAGTATGGCCAGCCCCAGGCCCAACGGGCACAGGTACCGCATGGCCCGCCTCGCGGTGCTGGCTGAGTCCGACCTGTGCTGGATATGCGGACACCCCGGGGCCAACGAGGTGGACCACGTGGTGGCTCGCAGTGTGGACCCAGGCCAGGACGTGGCCGACCCATCGAACCTGATGCCTGCTCATGGCACGAGACCCTGCCTGACCTGCGGCATCGTGTGCAATCAATCTCGTGGAGATGGACGACGGTCAATCCCTAAGCGTTCTCGTGATTGGTGAACGTCGATGGGGGGTGGGGTGCCGTCGAACCGGCGACCCGGCCAGGAGAC